GCTAATCCAGTAAAAATAGCTCTCCTGCTTCACGCCGAGTTCCTTCAAACGCTTCGCCAATTCCAGGCTACAAACTTGATCTTCCAGCTTCATTTCGCCCCCATCTTCTCGTTGTAGGATTTAAGAGCGTCATTCATGCTTACGATTATTTTCTTTAAATCATCCTCTGCTCTTAAATTCATTGGCTTCTTCAAAAACTCGATCATATCTCTTGCTGTTCCAGCCAGTCGGCGCAGAGGGCACGCATCATCTTCAATCCCGCTTCATAGTTTTCAATGGTTTCTCGGCATTGCTCAATCTCTTTCCTCAGCTCCGCGATCTCTTTCATATGCTTTGCAACCGCTTTATTTGCATCCAAGATGTGCTGATGAAGCTCGGCGATTTCCTTGTCCTTTTCCTCAAGGGCTTTCTTCATATCGAATGGATTAACACAGCTAGTAATGATCCGTTTTTGACAGTGAGGACAATCCATAACTAAGTCATTCATAGCATCATCAACTATCTTCTCGTTATCCATTCTCTCCCTCTTGGCTTCGGATGGCTGTGGCGATTTCTTCTATGTTCGTATTACACATACATTTTTCACAGCCGTACCACTCTTCTTCATCTGAGTGATCATCGTGTTTTATAAAATCCTTTTCCGCAATCCTCGCATCAATCTCAATTTGCTCTGCTCTTGCGGCTTTAAGAGCCTCTTCAATAAGACCCACCTTCTCAATGTAAGGTTTATCGCTACAGCATGTAAGCAAGTAACCCAATAATTCCTCAGCCTTATCCTTGTCTTTCATTTTTTAACCTCTCGGATTTCATATCGCCACGGAGCAACATTGCCAACAAACTCTTCTGCCGCTGCTTCAGCTTCTTCTTTCGTGTTAAATACTTGCTCGTTTATTTTATCAAACGCACCCCAGCAACAGTCGTAGCTGTCCATTAAAGAATCTTCACACCAAGCGTAGACTTTATATTTCATTCCCATCCTTTTTATTAAATGCTGGCTCGGCTGTTTTCGCCTTTCCATCCAGATGAACCGGAAGTCGCCGATAGTTTTTCAAGGACACCAATTAAATGCTGGCGGCGGGTGATTCATAGTCATACGAGCGTCATATTGACACTTTGCCCGCAATGATTCGCCGGTGCTCATCGCCGAAGAGTTCATCAGGTTATCAGCCACGCCAGCAAAACTTATTTCCATCCCTTGTTCAGGCCTTATTGACCGAGACAGTCATGGATTTTAAAATCTCTCGCCGCATAATTTCTTCAAGCTGCCTGTCAAACTCTCGATCAATCATCATATGAAGGCGCGGAAATAAAAACGATTTTAAGACCAGTTCGCTTCCTAAGAACGATAGTATCAGCCCTAAAGCAACCGCAAAAATAAACTCTTTCACTTAGTCTTCCTCTTCGCCGGGAGCGTGATGGTGCATGGCTTTATTCTTCCAATCAATCCGCAGCTTTGCCTTCGTCTAAACTCTATAGCTTCTTTCCTGCTATAAAAAATATTCGCCTGAAATTCATGGCCATTACCTTGGAACAAAGGATCAAGCTCCTCAATGTCACAAACAACTGCCCAAGCCTTAATCTTCTTCTCACGCCGAGGTGATTTATCCAGCATCAAAAATTCTATCTCCTTCCGAGATTTTTATAATTTGCCCTATTTCTTCACAACTCATCTCAATATCTGGAAGATTGGAGTTCCATTTAAACCTTGGCCTAAAATCTCCGTCTCCATCTGCATAAAAAATGACGTATCGACTCGATCCCCATGAGCCCAATTTTTGCATGTACTTCAACGCTGAAAGAAAGTAAGGAACCCACCGAGCTTTCATTTCGCATTCGATAACAAATTTCAAATTTTCCTCGCTCATCGTCCACCAGCCTTTAGCAACGCCTTTGCTTTGTCGGCCCACGAACAAACCACGGTGCATCCGGCTTCTATGTCGTGGCCATAGTGTTTTAACTGAGACATGTATTCAACCATTTCCCGCAGCGCCTTGTTCTGGGCTTCAAGTTGCGCAATCACTTTGTTACGGCCAGTTTCATCCATATAGATCTCGTGGATAGTCCAGCCAATCTTTTGAGCTTCTAACAGGGCGGTCTTGAGTCGCTCAATCTCCGCGTCCTTCTCCCTCAACTCTTTCTGATACCCAAACATCATTTCGGTATCGCCGTCCAATCGTCTTTGTAGTTCCTTGCTTTCTGCGTCCTTCTTCTCTAGGAGCGCAGTAAGCCTATTTCTTTTCTCGACGCTCCAACAATACTCACACCATCCGTGCGGTATTCCATACTCATCAACCGTTTCAGGATACTTTTCCTCTTTTGGAAGTCCGACAAAATGTTCGCAGTCTCCACGGCCCAGCCCTGCAAACCGGCACCAGACACGCTTCGCTTCTTCTCTGCTCGAGGGATTCATGGCTTCCTCATCTCAATTACATCTCCTGCTGGCCTTGCTCCGCAACCCGTACACCTCGGAGGTAGGGGCGGTGTTACTCCCATCCATACGCCTACAAACCCTCTTACATCACCGCCGCATAGCGAACAACTTCCAATTCTTTGTTCCATATCCCTCTCTCCTTTTAAACCCACCAGACGCCCCAAGTAGCCAGCATCTCTGCCGCAACTGAAGATCCTCACGGTCTCTTCGCGTCCAGTGGGTAACTTTTTAGTGACCAGCAACGGCTTTACAGCAAATCCCGTTGCGTTTCTTCACACTTAACTGGCGTTGTAAACAAACTCTTCGTCGTTGCTCGAAGCCGTTTCTTTGCGATCCCGCAGTATTTTTCGTTGATTTCGATGCCGATGCCGTTACGGTTTAGCTCTTTACATGCAACTAGCGTGGTGCCCGAACCGAGGAATGGGTCAAGGACTGTGTCGCCACCATTACTTAACCGAAGGATAAGGCGTTTTATAATTCCAACGTTTTTGGGACAGGGATGATCTTTTAAGTTTTTAATCTCGTCACTGTTTCCGCCCTCGTAATGAATTGCATCTCCCTTTATGATGCCGTTAATTGAACCAAACCCCTTAACGTCTGAGCCATAACACAGAATTGGCTGCCACTGATTAACTCCATAATCTCCATAGGTATTTGTTCCTCGCCAAGCCCAGGCGATAATCCAATCGGCTTTAGGGTATTCGAATACATGCCTTAAGCCGCAGAAGGTGGCAGTTCTGTTCGCTAATTTGCTGGCCTTTGCTATCGCCGGAACGACAACGGCTCTTAGGTTTTCAAGGCTGTCCTCATACGAAAGGTATTTATAGCCAATTCCATAAGGCGGATCTGTAAGCGTTAAATCAACTTTAGGAAGCATCGGCATAACCGCCAAACAATCCCCGTGATAGATTTTTATATCCGGGTCTTTTTCTTCGTAATACAGATAGTCTTTAAGCTCTTTCAAATTCCATCCCACAGATGACGCCGTGTCTCTCGGCTTCTTGTTTGTCTTCGAATGTTTTTGGGCACCACTTACAGCGGTACATCGTGACCAGCAACAGCCTGTTTCGTTTCAGCCCGATTTTCCTCACGCTTCACGGTTTCGATAAACAAAGGACCGTGCTTGTCGAAAATCGCAAGGCCGTGATTTAAAGCCTGAGCTTGTGGCCCAGTGACTTCGATTTCTTTCGCAGCCTTCAAAGCAGCCTTCAAATCTTTCCGTGACCAGTGGGCCCCAATCAGTATTCCTGGACCGCTTCTAAACGTGTGAATGTCACCTTTCGGTTTTAACATCTTCAAAGCTTGCTCATAAGATACGAAAACTCTCTCGTCTTTACTCATCTTAGCCTCTCCGCAATCAGCTCGAGAGCCTTTACCTTCCGCAACTCAAGATCATCGGCGCATTCGCAACTGTGTTCGCATATTTCAATTTGCCCAAATTCGTCCACCGCCCAAACCTCACCAGAGAATAGGAGCGATAAAAACAATAAAGCCAGTTTTTGTTTCATTGTCCTTCCTGCGCCGTCCAGATAACCGCAGCGAGCGTTACACCAATACAAATCCCTACTAACAGCATCAACATACCCTCTCCCATTCGTAAATAGATCCGCAGGCCAGACAGTGGATCTTGTTTTCGTATCTCTCCCAACCGTTAACGGACATTAAAATTCCGCAGCTCTCGCAGTCCTGGGGATGATCCCATTCGTTACCGAGACTTTTCCGGCTCATGTCCATTAGTACACGAACCTCAGTTCGACTTTTTTCTTCTTCGCGCACTTGGTACAAAGGCCGCTGGATGGTTTTGTGATCCAGTTCCGAATTTTTTTGCCGCATTTCCCACATTTGTAATCAAACGCCGATTTTTCGTTTTTAGCAGTTGGCATCTTGTCCCCTCGCGATCTCGTTTAGTTTTTGAGATAAATCAGCGTACATTTTTTCGTGATAGCCCCTATCTTGCCAGGTTCTAAAACAGGCCTTTTGTTTTGCGATCCTCCGAAGCTCCAAAAACCCGTCTTTTTCCCTGCCTTCAACCAGCTCGAAAACTTGCAATGCCACGTCTTTCTGCCCAAAGCTTTTGGCCGTGTGGCACGCCGAGCAAAGAATTGTCAGGTTCCTAATGTCGTAAAACAGTTGCTTGCAGGTCCTCGAAAAACAGTGATCAATTTGCAGGTTGTTAAACGATCCGCATAACTCACAGGTATCCCCACGTAACAACCGGACGATTTTTCTGAGTAGCTGCCAGTTCTTGTTGATCAACGTCTTGATGCTCGGGCGCTTCATCGTCCAATCGCCAATTTCGCTTCGTAGCGGTTGTTGTAAAACCGGTATGTCTCGCCAGAGAAAAACAGCTCAAATGATCCAACCGGCCCGAACCTGTTCTTAGCTATCTGGATCTTGAAGTTGTTTCCCAGTTCCGTTGGTTCCTTTAGCTGGTGCATTAGGAGAACGTGATCGCTCATTTCCTCGATTGCACCGGTACCCTTCAGGTTGGCGATCGTTGGCGCGTCCTCTCCCTGCCTGTTAATTTGTGACAGAACTACAACCGCCATCTTGTGCCGCATTGCCACTTCTTTCAAAAACCGGAGGTAGTTAGTAAGACTTTCCCACTGCGTTTGTTTGCCCTCGGAGCGGATGTGCTGGATGTGGTCCAGGATTAAAACATCAGGTCTGAACTCTAGATGATCAATCAGTGTATAAAGCTCATTCTCGGTGTAGCAGTAATCGTCAATGATCCGGATAGGCAGATCTGCGATCTCGGCTACAAATCTGTTCATCTTGTGGTCTGTTTCCGGGTTCGTCCTGCCCATAATTAAATCAAAACCGTTCACGCCGAACTCGCTGCAAAACATCCGTTCAATGATCGTTTCTTTAGTCATCTCGAGACTTAAAAACGCGACCTTTTTTCTCATTTTTGCAATGTGAACCGCAGCCTGACAAACAAGCGTCGTTTTACCGATACCAGGCCGCGCGGCGATAGTCGTAAGCTGCGCTTTGTGCAGTCCGAAAATTCCCTTGTCTAGAACTTCCAGGCCTGTTTCGAAATCTGGCTTTCCGGTTCTGGATTTGACGTTTTCGACAAATCTTGTAAGCGTTTCTGCCAGTGGTTCAAACTTTGGATAGAATTTCTCAGGTTTTCGTCCGCCAATTTCAGGCATAAGTCGGCATCCTCTACTAGCTTCTGGTTGTCAAAATGCTTGGTTTTTAAACGCGTCATGGTTTCGTAACAAAAATCAAAATCAACCTTGCTGGCGATAACGTTCTCCCGGCAGATTGCGATAAGACCGTTGTAGTAGTCGTACCGCTTACCTAACAGGGAAAGGTTTGTCCCATCCATCGTCGGTTCCTTTTGGTTTTTTCCCGTCCCTAAAGTCCCTTTCAAGCCACTCGAAGACCGTTCCAGGGTTCATCCGGAAAATGTTCCGTCTAGCCGCTGAGGCGATATAGCTTGAAATTCGGGTGCTTAAGAAATCCGGGGGCCATTGCTCCACGATCGCCGTCTTCTGGGCTTCAGTAAGTCCGGCGAAAAGGTCGTGTGCTAAAAGATTTTTTGGTAATAAAGGGGTGGGCGCGCTCTCCTTCTCCTTCTTATTCTCTTCTCCTTCTCCTTCTAGGTGGACATTTTCCGGAGACTGTCCTGCTCGTGTCCGGACTTTTCGCGTGTAATCGTCTATAGACTCTTTCATTTTCGGGACGCTAACGCGCATCTCAAACTCATCGGAGTTGTCTGTAAGTAGCGCGAGCGCGGCGCACCTGCGCAACACCCGACGCACGGTCGTGGGCCGTACGCGGCACAGCGACTCCACGAAAGCCCACCGACAAACAAACTCTGGGTTGTCGTTTTTTGATTTGATCTTTTCACCGACAAACTCAAGAATTGCGAAATAAATTCCATAACCCTGCATACCCTCATCAAAAATTAGAGCCTGAATCTTCTCGTCTTTTAGAGCTGACGTTTGATGCTTAAACCACTTCATTTACTTACTTTCTCCCCTAGTGGGGGTAGGGAAAAAACTGACTTAAAAGAGCAAAAAATTTTTCTTCTTAATGAACCTAGCGCGTTTTAAATCGCTTTTCTCAGGTTCGTATTCATAGCCCAGTGTCTCAACTAAAAGATCTAGGCGTTTCTCAAGCATCCTAATGTCTTTTTCGATGGTCTTCCTGCGGCAGGTAGCAAAATTCAAATCTCCTGAGCAATCCAAAAACGAAAACTCCTCATTCCAGACCTCAATAGGGGTGGATTGCGGTTGAGTGTTTTGCGGATAGGTAAATTCTTGCTTTTCATCGGGAACCCTGTTGCATCCACAAATAATCAGTACCAACACACTTACAATAAAGATCCCCTGCGCTCCGACGGCTCTCGGTTTGTGTGCGGAGTTGGCTTTGATGGGATTTTGGGGCCAATCTTTTCGCAGGGGCCGAATCATTGCCTCACCGGAATTAATTTGTATGCTTCATCCCCGAACTGATAAACGCTGACCGCAAAACTCGATGACACGGGATCAAAACAGATCTGAATAAGTCCGCTGTCAAAAAGCTCGATCAGGATCTCTTCGGACTTTTCAGGGCCCCAGAGAATGAATACCGGGTACTCTGTTTTTTTAAGGAAATTTCTTATAACCTGCGTGATGACTTTCTGTTCGTCTTGCGGAAGGTCTGCGTACTTTACGGGAGGTATTTCAATCATCATTTATTCATCCAACTGTTAACAACGCGCAAGGCGTTTTCTGTTTCGGATCGTTCTGAATGGGCACAGCCACAAAAAAGCACGGCCAGAAGAACTAAAAAAGCTCTACTCTTCATAGGTTTCTTGAAAAGCGTCTTCGTTGCCGTTGACGTAAAAATCGTGGAGCGTGTAAAGCCAGGTCTCTGCGTCCTCTGATTTCTGCTCCAGGAATGGGAGGTATGGGTCAAGATTATCAAACAGCTCCTTGACGAATTCTTGCTGCGCTGGCGTGCTCAGCTCATCAATAAGCTCGTATAACTCTTGAACCATGTCCCACTCCTTAGAGGTTTCAGACATTAAAAGGGTAGATTGTCATCGTCGGGTTGCAGGTCGGAATCAACGTCAATTACAGGAACGCCAGACTCCACAGGTTGCTTATAAGCGAGCTTCTTACCGAGCGGCCTAATAGTCTCCACCGACTGAAAGCCGTTCTGCTCATTCCATAGCATTTTTACTTTCATGCCTTTTAAAGCGTCTAAATCAAAATCCATGTCTGGATGTGCGCCTTCTACAAGCGGAATGAGGTACTTGAGTAAAAGGTTGGATTTTTCCCCATAGTTGAAGGTCATCCATCGAGAGTAATGAGGATATTGGAGCCCGTCGATCTTGAATTTAAGCCTTACTGCTGGCTTTCTCTTACTCTCGCCCTTGAACTTAAATTCATGGTCTTGCTCGTACTTAATTTCCTCGATGGTTCCTGTTACAAAATCATCTGTTGGCACTTTCTCGTAATCTTTATTTTCGGTTTTTGGCGGTTTCATCGGTCTATCTCCGTTTTCTTTAATTTTTTAACACTAAACAGCTTGGCTGTGCTCCACCGGCAGCTTTTCCCGTATCTCAGCTAAAGCCATTAAAACAGCGTCAAGCTTCGCGTCTAACGCTTTGAAATACGCGGTTGTCCTGTGCCCGTTACCAGAAGCTTTTTCGCGCTTTGGGCTAATACCAAGACCCTTTCTGACTTTCGCAACGGTCGTAAGCGCTACGTCCCGGCCGTTTTCGCGCTCGAATGCGGCGCGGATCTCTTCGTCTGTAATCTCGCACTTGTTGTACTTCGTGTTAGCCTCAATAAGCTTTCCAAGCTTCAAAATCAGCGCATGCCCCAAAAATCTTTTCATCGTGGTTTCCTTTTTCTTTGAATTTGCGAAGCTAGATACCGAACCGTTTCTTAAAGGCTTCGCGGTCCTTAAGAAACATTTCGAAGTATTGGTCAATCCTGGTTTCAACAATGGGCTTCGAAAACCCCTGCTGCGTTTTGTTGTTTAAGGGTACAATCACCATCTGCTTTACGTTTTCGTAACCTTTCATCTTTGCGTAGGCTGCCATCTGTTTGAAGTTTTTCACCTTGTCAGCAGTTCTTTTAACATCAAAGACCGTGAACACTTCTTGGGCGCCGTCAAACTTGGGGATACCGGTAAAATCAGGGCCGCCGCAGTAGACATGCTCTTCATTAATGCTTCTTGGGGCGTTTGCCATTGCTCTAATCGGGTGCTTCTCCAGAAAGTTAGGAAATGACCACCCGTTACACTCAAGCTTTAAGCTGCCCTTTGTAACAATCACAATGTCTGTCCATGTTCCTGGAACATCTTTTGCTTCTTTCCAGACACCGGTCTCGATGTAATCAGCGACCTGGGCATGGCAAAGGTTGGATTGTGCCGCGTACTGAGCTAATTCTTCAGGCGAGCAGTACATATCTGCGTCAAAACCAATAATTGACGTGACTGAAGGGTAAGGCTTTCCATCAATAACCTTAATGCGAATGTCTGCACGTTCTTTTTGAATTCTCTCGACAATGGCCTGCTCTTCACAGGCCTTGAAGTTTTCGTAACAAGTTTTTTGGAGCTGCTTCTGCCAACGATCGATGGTTTCGTCTACCGTTTCCTCGGGGAGCTTCATCGATGACAAATCCCCTTCGACATCAACCTGAAAACCTGGGCGGCTGTTCTCGTAGCTTCCGCGAGAGATAACCCCACTAAAACTACTGCTGATCTTTATTTTCATCGATTTTTTTCACCTCATCCTTGTCCGTCAAAAAATCCCCGTTCAGAGCCATGCCCAACCTGGTCATGTTCAGTTTCTTTTCTTCCATGATCTCTTTAGAGGTCTTCCACTTTCCTAATGGTGCAAACGGTACGTTGATCCAATGCAGGAAGTCGTTTACGATCTCAGGCTCGTCAGGATTTTTCATTTTTCTCAGCCTCTTCCATGTTCATAAAATCAGTGGTTTCGTAGGCGAATTTAGGGTCTAACGTCGATGCAAGTATTCTGTCGCCGTCCATAATGTTGTAGCGCATCAGGTATCCGCCAAATTGAAGCGCGATTTTTTCAGTCTTGACCGTGTACCTCATTTTGTCCCCCCATCCCATACCGAGAAGATCAGGACAAGCCCACCTGCGCAGATGAAAGTGGTTGCAAGGAACCAATGGCCTCTAACGTCCATAAACGTATCCATTTCGCTTAAAAGCCCATGCAAAGGAGCTAGGATCTTAAAGACCGTATTCATGATGCCTCCTCAATCTCGTCGTCGATGTATTCTTCGAAACAGTCCTCGAGGTTTGAATGGTCATAATCCCCTGACTTAATCGCTTCAATCGCCTCGTCATAGGCCCGGTTGGTCGCATCGTCACCAGACTCCATGTTCGGGTTGTAGGTCACGCTTACTTGCTTAATCAGAGACACAAGAACAGTTACTTTTTTCATAAAGTCACCTCGACAGGAATTTCACCGTAAGCAACGCCAGACTTTGTATAACCGCGCTTCCCACCGAGAGCATCAAAGGCTGCAGGGGTCAAATCCACAATCACACCGCGCTGCCTCTGCTTCTTGCCTGGCCCCAAGTCGTTGTGCGTACAAACGATTGATTTGCCGTTGGAGATGTTCCGCACGCTTACGGATCGCCCGAAGTTCCTCGACCACATTGCGCAGGATATCGAGCTCTCGTTGAACCTCTCGCCCGATGCAGTCCACAGACCTGAATTTCCTTCCGCCTTCGTACTCTTCGAGTCGTACCATGTCGCTATTCCTTTCACTGTTTCAGCGTATGCCGATTTCGAAGTCTGGGTCAGCGAAGCTGCCGCAAAAAACAACATCGTAAAGACTACGGTATGGCTCCACCGCTTTTCGTATTTGGATGAACATAGGGTCACGGCTTGCCGCGTATCCAATTTCGGAAAGTCGGATGACTTTCGCCGCAAGACACCGTATGTCGATGTTCTTTTCCTCTTCACAGGTTTTCTCGTTTCTTGGCATTTCATTTCAAGACCGCCTTTCTTTTGTGATATGTACTGCAGTTTTCTGTGAACTCCACAAACCTGCAATTCTCGAAAGAGTAGTCTTGATCTGAATTGATTCTGTCTACAGTTGGTCGTTTTAATTCAGCGCCATGATCTCTAACCCAAAGCCTCTTGATATCATTCAGGGTTAAATGGCACTTAATCCCTTTACCGAAGTAATACTCCCAGCTTTTACTGCTCTTAGATGAACACCGCGCTTTTATCCTTCGTAAGACATACTTGAAGTACGTTTCTGTCCCCACCTGCTTGCATGACAAAAAATACTTTTGGAACGAAGCTTTTAGCTTTTCGGTGTTTTTTGCATACCGCGCTCGCTGCCGCTCGTTAATTTTGTCTTTATGCCGGAGGTATTTCTTCCGCTGGCGTTCTCGTTCTTTTTCTTTGTCTTTGTACATCTTTCCCCCATTGGGCACAAAAAAAGCCCAGTTAGATCAGGGCGTCCTGATTAACTAGGCCTTAAAAATGAAAAGCCCAAATCAGGTTTGACCCTGTTTGGGCTGTTAGCTTTGTATCTTTAGGTTATTTGGCGGGGGGGAGGATCGAACTCCCGACAGACATACTACTACGCCAAATGCACTAAGGATAAAGGGCTAACAGCCCTAGAGGAATAAATAGGGTGCAGACCGCACATGATTAGGCTTTCGACGGCCCGACAGAAGACAGAGGAACGATCCGCACCCGTGGAGTGGAAAAGGGGTTTGGTTTGTCTTCTGCCATTTGTGTTTCGTCGAAATTTAATCATGTTGTGCATCGAATTATATTCCTCTTGTTTCAAATAACAACAACAATTTTCAACTTTCTAACAATTTCTCTAACACCATCTTGCTATATGCCGCATAAATCAAATGCTCGTCTGCTGCACACTCCAAACAAAACCGCATGTACTTCGAATATCCTTCTTCATTCTCAAACCGCGCTGTTTTGTAGACGTCACCTATTTCTATAAACTTGCCGCAGTTTGCGCAATAACCTGTTGACCGCTTACAGCGGTGCTCGGTTATTTGCGGTTTGATTTCTTTTTCTTTCCTTCGCGCCAAGATGAAATCTCCTGCAATTCCCACCGCATTAAATGAAGGACGTAATCCTTGATGGTAGTATTGCGTTTTACAGCCTCCAACTTTATAGCCTTATGCGTGTCGTCATCTATATCTATCACTAATCGCTTCATACCACCTCCGACTGATACTTTAATTGTACATTAGTACATCGGGACAGTCAACACTAATCTTTAATTATTTTTAAAGCCTCAAAAACCCCTTATTTTCCAAGGGTTTTAAGCGTATTCCTGTTTTAGCTTGTCGATTTCTTTCTTGGTGTGCTCGAATGAAAGATGGGTATATTCTGCGGTCTGGTTGATGTGGGCGTGCCCTGCCAGTTCCTTTACAACCGCTAAGGGAGCGCCAGCCTCGACCATTTCGGTTACGTAGCCGTGACGTTTTGCGTGCGGAAACGCCCTGACCCCCACGTCAAGGCCGCGCTCCCTGATCATTTTGTGGACTCTGTTTCCACTAAGCCTAACCCCGTCCTCCCTTGGGAAAAGGGGCATATGTGGTTCTGCCAACCCCTGCTCTTTTAGGAAGGATAGGTAGATCCTCATATATAAAGCGTTACTTCGAGAGATCGGAATCCACCTAAAACCGTCCCTTTTACCATGCTTTACGTGTATCCCCCGTCGTCCTGACCTGAAATCGACATCACCTACATTTAATGAAGTCAGTTCGGTCTTCCTTATACCCGAAGCTTCGAAAAGTATCATAATTGCTACATCTCGTACGGTCATAAAGGGAGATGCCCAAAGTCTCTGCCAAAGCTCCTTCCTTATAACGGTCGGTTCTTTCTTGGGGCCCTTCCTATATTTGAACCCCTCTGCCATCGGATTGTGAGGGATGATCTGCGCCCGGTGTTTCGCCCACCAGTAGAAGTCCTTCATATAGGTAAAGGCTTTGTATGTGGTATTCCTGTCCCAAGGTTTCCGAACCCCCTTTTCGGCCGCGCGAAGAATCAGACCATGAATGGTGTTGTACTCCGGTATCCAGAGGATCTCCCCACCATGAAGCGCGTAGAGCGACTTTAACAGATAGACCTTATTCTCAATCGTCTTCCGCTTCAGGTTCAGATCGTTGGCGAGATAGTGCGCGTACTTTTCTAAAGTGTTTAGTTGTTCAGGCATGAGCCGCATATTAATCCCAGATTTTAATTTTGTGGGGACAAAAATCCGGGTTTTAAAAGCAAGTGTCATGCCTGAATGCGAACTATAGAGGGTGTTCGGAACTTTGACAAATCTTTAGAAGTGCACAATAATTTGTGCAATTAAAACTTAAGAAGCTTCCAAAGCTCGGTATTGAGGGCTTTTGCTATTCTGACAAGAACGTCAAAGGACGGGTTTTTAGGGTTTCTACCCTCTAAATTCTGAAGGTATTTCACGCTTATTTGAGCTTTCTCGGCAAGCTCGGTTTGTGTCAATCCGCTTTTCTGCCTTAACGTGTAAATCTTAAAACCGAGTTTTCTGCGATTATCCACACGAATAATTATCGTGAAAGTTGCTGAAGATAAGAACCATCTATCGAGGGCATTTTATTTTACGCGTGTAAATTATTCTTGTGTTAACGGAATGAAATCGGCCTGCTCGCCTTCAATCACGATGCCAACCCCGATCGTCGGTTTGTTCTTTAAAGGCTTCCCGTATCTAAAAGCATAAGCCTCAACATCGATCAAACATCCGACGTTAAGTCCAAAGATCGTGTTATATCCGTTCGAGTGGTACATCGCCCCACCGAACGAATGCAGATGACCGATGACCGTGTTCATTCTTTTAATACATGCGGCGTTAATTGCCCCTGACTGGCCGCTGAACCCCTCCCCGTGAAAGTAAAGGACATTATCAATAATCAGCTCATCCTGCCACGTCCAGCCCTTGGGAGCCTCTAAAAACTCGGATGTCTTCCTTATAAAATAAGAAGGAATGCCGACCTCCTTAGCCATCTTGAAGGGTCTTGAGGTGTGGTTCGAATTACAGACCTGGACTCTAGGGAAAAGGCAGTACAGCTCCTTCAGGAACTTAATCGCCGCGCGAATTTCATCCATAGCCCCCATTGCGTCAGGCTCCGGCCGGTGCCTACTTATAATATGGAAGTCAACCTCATCCCCGATGCAGACAACTTTAGTGCATTTGAACTTCTTATAGGTATCACTGAGGAAATCAAGGGCGTGTTTATGCTGGAACGGGGCGTGCAGATCCGAAATGACTAATACGGTGTCCTTGGCAGGTTTTCTGTCAGTCTGCGGTGTGTTCTTTTTTAATTTGTTTGTTGGCGACCAAGGACGCCAGATGTTCAAAAGAACTCCTAGACGGTTCTTAGAACTTCCATGAAATCTTTATGATCTGCGATTTCTTCTAGTCTCTCTTGAGGGTTGGAGGACTCGCAGTCTTTGAAAAATTTATCGCTGGTGGCTTCGTAAAGGACGGCCCAAGTCTCTTCGTCGCACTTGCTGAATTTTTTATTACCGATCTTTTCGGCAAGTTTTCCCTTAATCTTGGGGTGTAGGAAAAACGTCAAAGCCTGGGTTGCGACATCTAAATAAGAGTACGGAGTACCCAGTCTTTTTTCTGTGATGATATCAATCGCTGCCTTGTGGAAAGCACTTAGCCACCTCACTCGAAATACCCTGATCTTCGACTCGTCATATTTGGTAATGGGCGAGAATTTGCTTTTCATCCACGCGCCATCAGTCTCGTAAATCTGGTTATTTGCGACGATCGCAACATGCGAGACTTTCCCGAACGTAAACAGACCGATCAACTTAGACACAAACCCCGTTCCGAACACGAAAATAATATCCCCTGTTTCGTACAGCGCTGATGGCTTCATGATTTCGCCGCAGTTCTGGCAGCGATGATCATGCAGTTTTGGATGAATTCGACTTTTTGCTCATCATCCATCGTTTCCCATGCTTTATGCAGAAGCATGATCGCTTCAGCTCCTGGGATTAACTCAACCGCTTTTACTGCTCTCTTGCCAAGTTTAGTTTTCATCGGGGTTTATGACCTCAGGGGTTAGTAGTGCGCTGCAAGAGTGGTCAAAGATTTGAATATCTTCTATTAGCCAGCGGCGCTGTGCTTTTTTGAAGACAAGCGAAGGATCAGCGTCGAGAGCTTCTAAATAGATCCTTAAAGTATTAAGCATTTTTAGGGCTTCTTCGATGACTTCTCTAAGTTCGCTGACGCGCTCTTTATTGTCCATTAAGGTATTAAAACCGTGAGAGCTTTTATTAATTCCGGAAAGACAGCAGCGTTGAGTTCCTTGCTGATTACAAATAGAAAAAATGATCCGCTTACAATCATATTGATTTTGAAGAATTTAATGGCCTGCTTGCTGGCTTTTTCAAATAAAAGAATGTCCTGGTTCGAGTGTGTTGTTAGGCGGTCTGATAAACTGGACATTTTTTCTACTTCGCGGCGGTATACTTCTGACTCTTCGATGTGTTTGTTGAATTTCGCCCGGTCTTCATCAATAAACGCTTTTATGTACTTAATATCCGTTCTCAGCTCTGCCAGCTCAGACTCGATACTCATTTATGGTTACTAGCCTCCGTTAAGTTATGGTTGCTGTTCTGCGTCTTGCTGCAGGAGCGGCACCACCTTCTGACGGTCTTAATGCCACCTGATAACCGGCTGTGTCATCAGAAAGTGTCCAGGTAATCGTTTGATTTCCAGTGGCTCCTGCCGGAGCGATTTCCTTGTCAAATATGATCAAATCACGATTTGCTGTATTGATCACTCGCTGGGTGTAGCCGTTACCTGGCCCAGCCGAAAGTGCAGAAGTCGAAGAGTCCACCGTCCCCATCACAAGACTAAAAGCGCCATCAGTCGCTGTTGTAAGAGAATCGCAATCAGAAACGCTGGAAGGGTCAACGTTGAAATTGTAAGTGGATGTTGTGTCCTCAACGGTTGTTGTGTTGACACCTGTATAGGTTGCTATAACAACTCCCCAAGCTCCTGAGCTGTTTGAAGTCCAAGCGTATGATGCTGGCTCTGAGCCGCCAGCAACTCGGTAAGCTACAAGCCCAACAAACACACCTGTTTCATTACGAAGTGAACCGATTGTGGTAAATGAGTTCGCGCCGTTGTTGTCAACTATTGAAGTGGCCGGATTGTTTGCGTAGACAAACGCAATCACGACATCACCAGATGTAACACCGGTAGGTTTTGTAATGCTGATTGCTGTTCCAGAGCTGCCTGTGGCGTTGCCTGTTCCGCTTGCCCTAACAGTAATCAGTGCTTTTTGAAACGTTGCCATCGTGGCACCGCTACGGGATACACCGTCCCCAGACCAAGTTGCAGTAACTGATGGAGTGCTCGTTGATGTAAGAACCCTAATAGCCGTACCGACAGCCTTGTAAGAGGCAGTTCCGGAGCCTTGTGTTTCATTCTGGATATTCGTAAACGAGTTATTGACGCTAGAGATCGTGTCAGTATCACCACCGCCACCTGTAACACGATATCCCCACGCAGCGACAACCAATTCGTTGTTTTTGCTTGTTGTACCACTAGCGGTTACCGCTTGTGTTGTAACTGTGTTTGTGTATGCGGTGGTGCCAGTCTTGTCCAGTGGGGATGGCCGCCAGGGCCCTTCGAATTCCCGGATTATTGTGGCGTGTTGATCAGCGGTATTCTGAGTAAAACCCCAAGTCGTTCCGTCTGCAGCCTGAACAACCCGATATCCGATGGCAGTTGAATCGGAGTTGGTTGTATCAGCGTTTTCAACCGCCTCTAGAAGCGTTCCGGCTACTACGAGATCAGTGTCGTCACCGGCAAAGCATGTTACTACGATCAAATTTCCAGCGGTTGGCGATCCAGCGAATGTCGCATTGACATTTGAACTACTAGGAGAATCGTTAACAGCTTCCTGAACAATATCCCCGAACGCCGCAAATGCAGTCTTATGCAGGCTCAGAAACAGGATCAACAATAATAGGAGTTTCTTCATAGTCCCTTATAAAATTGCTTGGTTTGTCCCCGTAGGAAAACGCCCTAGCAGCAGCGTTAGCAATTGCGAAACTAGGTTCAATCTCTATAGCTTTACCATTCGCATCCCGGTACACATTTGGACATTCGATGCGCTCACTACGAATCCTTTCGTAAGTGTTGTCACCAATCTCCACCTCGCCGGAATCCTCCAGTTCTTTTTGTCGTTCCGGATCACGAGTAATAAGTAAGACGTATTTTCGTTCGAGATAGCAGGAGGTTCCGTCGTCAGTTAGTTTCCAGCCTTTGGCAGAAAGCTCCTCAAGCACCGGATTAAGCGACTCTTTGCTTGAAGCGTCAGCGGATGGAAAATAGCTTTCTATGTTCTCAGAAATCTCGTTAGTAGCTTCAAGTGTTTCGTCAGCAGACGCGGCAGGAGAAATCAACAAAAGAAGGATAAGAATTAATCGTCCCATGTACCCGTCCAGCAAACGGAAAACCAAGTGGGGGTTCCGGAGACTGATGCGATATCCACATCAACACGATCTCCGGCAGCGATAGTTGCATCTCCGTCCAATGAAGTGTCTGTGTCTGGTGTCGAGATGCAGGCGAGATCAACAGAGTCCATATCAGCTGCAGTCCCGTCATCAACCTGCAACATCATATTGACTGTCTGATCTGACTCACACCAAAGTTTGGTTACTGTAAACCCGTTTGCCGTATCATTCACCCAAACGCTTTTATCATCGGTAGAAGCTGTCGGATCAACGGTGCGGTAGCATTTGGTATCTGTGTAAGTCTCGGCATCAGCCGCAACGTCGTTTGTTGAAAGCGTGAGACTTCTGCCAGCAGTTAGGGCTGTTTTACTAACAGAAATTGCCGCTGATGAGTTAATGTCTGCGTTCGTGATCGAATCGTCGGCGATTTCCCCACCCGTACCACCATCCACCGCACCGGCGGCGATTTCGTCGTCTTGAATGCCCAGGGCCTTAACAGAAACACCGCCGAAAGCTCCGACAGTAAAATTAGTGGTGTCAAACGAAGCAATGCCTGGTGTTGTCACAGTGGCAATGTCAGCAGAAACGATGGCTTTCCCTGCCACCGCACTTGATGCTTTTAATCCGGTGGTAAAATCAACCGTATCTGCGGAAACTACCTGAACACCGTCTTCTGACACGTTAATCGATCCGCCACCGGCAGAGGTTTGATCGGTGTAAGTGCAGTCAATTTCCGTGTTGGCTGAATCATAAGTACAAATTTTTGTGTCAGTTAACGTTCCTAAATCTGTGTTTTCAACCGCGCTCGCGCTATCTACTGTAATGTTGTTCGGAACCTGGGCATCCGTAACCGATCCTTGCAAGGCATCGAGATCGAGCACGCTTTCTAGTTCAGTCTCAACAGCCGCCTCGTCAAGATCCACAGATCCAAGCCCCGTACCGTCCACATCGCCTACGATATCGAGTGTGGACTCAAGTGTGGACTCGCCAGTTGCGTCAACCGCGTCGAGGCCATTAATCGTTCCAGTACCAGTAAGAGAGAGGGTTGGAGCAGATAGCGTTGTGGTTGTAAATGTTCCGGTGTTATCAAGGGATGCAACGTCCGTAATCGCACCTCCAGCACGCACTCCAAATCCGATTGTTGAGGTGCTATTGGTTCCATTCATCGCGTTCCAGTATCCTGAGATCCTAAGAGCGCTTCTTCTCGTTCCGGCTTCATCTTCTGCGTCTAAAATAATCCCGGCTCCGAACCCTGCGGCAACGGTGCCTGTGGACATATGAACGTAACGGAGGACTGACGTAATGGAATTTGTTGCAGAATCTTCAATTTCAGCCTGGAACTTTGAAAGCGGAGAAGTACAACCAACACAAAGTCTGTCGTTTGTGTCGTCCCAGAAAAGATTGGCGTTATCCTGCGTAATCAGACCAGAGGTTGTGACGTAAGGAATTGAACCAAGTGTCAGGTCAGATAATTTAAGTCCGGAGAGTGTCGGCCCGGTGCCGAACACGGCCAACCCGGTTCCCGTTTCATCCGAAAGCGCTGCAGCTAGACCTGCGGAGTTGGAAAGGTCTTCTTCGTAATCAGTGCACGACTCCACCGCGCCAGAAGCATCCACGCCAAGCGGAGCATTGCCAGCGGCACAATTTGCGCCATTCGCTGCTAAAGCCGTTGCTGTAGTCGCTGCACCGCCCTCAGATGCACTTCCGGCGTAGTTTCCCGTAGTCTCAGTGCCGAGCGTCACACCATCGTCTTTGATAGAAACAGTCCCACCGGCGGTAACGCCGAAATTATTAGAATCAAAAGATGCAATGCCTGGGGTTGTGGTGGTTGCAAAATCAGTTGAGACAACCGCCTTCCCTGACGCTGACGTGGTAACCGTGAGACCACTGGTAAAATTAATCGTGTCCGCACTGGTAACATGAACGCCGTCATTAGAGACCCGAACCGTCCCACCGCTCCCACCGGCCGCCGTATCATCATCCTGGCACGTCCACACACCCGAGCCTTGAGATTTAAGGACTTTCCCAGACGCGCAGTTAATGGTTATGTCAGACTCCGACTCCGCACCGACATAATCCGGTTTGCTTGTGAACGGATTAAATTTCTTCGCTGCATAGACATTGGAACACAGAGCCAAAAACAAAAGAACAAGAAACGCTTTTTTCATCAGAAGACCTTGTGGTAATAGTCGAAACTTAAACTTGCGCGGTTAGTCCAATTGGTCTCGTAAGTACCCGGATTGCCTTTGGCGTATTGGTAAGTATCCGCACCGGCAGAAACGGTTTCTTTTAGGATGTACCAAGACCCGTCGGCCCTGACATACCCGTAATAATTTGGAGAGGCGTCATCGTCCTTGTCGGCAATCACATACCCCGAGAGCGTGTGATCGAGCGTATAAACGTAATTCGAGTTCCCCATTATTTATGGGCCTCGTTTTTAATCGCTTCGATGCCGTCAAAAACGCTCTGAATCCATTTTTCTTTTCTCTCGACGGCAGCTTCTCTGACCGAAAGTCTTGTCTCTTGCTCCCGAAGCGCCCATTGGAATTCAGTCTGTTGCCGTTCTTTTTCAAGCACACTCTGAAGCTTGGACTCGGTTTCTTTCTGGACATGCTCGATTGCGTTCGTCCGGAGCTTGATGTTTTCCTGTTCCTTGCGAAGCGCTGACTTCTCGATTTCAAACGCTTTCTTTTCTTTCTCGATCTCGTCTAGGATCTCGTTCGCGCGTTTATTTAACGCGTCTACTTCCTTTTCTTTCCCTCTGACCCAATCAAGAATCCGCGCCTTCTCAGACTCCAGCTTCTCGATCTCCGCTCGTAAAACTTTGATATGCTCACTCTTTGCCGCGACTTCGGTTGACATCGTTTTTCTCCTTTAAAGTAAAAAAGCCACAAGACGTTTTGTCCTGTGGCTTAGGCCCGTTTCCGGGGTAAAGCGGTTAAAACTTAGTTAAATTGAGTTATTCTTGGGTTAAAAATCTCCTACCTTGCGCTAACGCGTTGGCCATCGGCAAGCGTTTTATAGCATCACTTTTACCGGCCTTTCCGGCTGCGTACAGAGTGCGAGCCGTAATGCCCTTACCACCCTGATAAAGCTTCCTGGCAATAATGGGTATCCATAGCTTCGGGTTAATGACAGCGCCAGCCGATAAGCCTGAATCAACTATGTCTAATAGATTATTCCTGCTGGCTACACTAGCCCTACCCTTTGCGACGCTGGCAACGTCGATCAGTTTTGATATCTTTCGATTTTTTTCTCCGATCTCGGGAACAGCTTGCCCAAGAGAACGTCTTAATCCTCCAGTATATTCCTGACGGGTCATGATCTCTGGCGATGTTGTTGAAGAATCGTAAGGCGCGGCTTTTTTTGTTTTCATTAAAGCGTCTTGATCTCTTCGCAGACGCAAAACCTCTTTCGCGCTGAACTCTTTTGGCCTTTCACCGACCTTTATTGTTTCTTTCCGAGAAATGCCCTTTATCTCCGGTCTTAGCTCAAATTCTTCCTTTGGGCTAATTGAAACAATTTTTCTTGGCCGAACTCCGGCGCCGCCCGGAACATTCATTGCAACGATGTCTTCAGGGTTTTCGACAAATGTTTTGTCGGTAAGAATTTCTCTTAACGGATCTGATTTTTGATACTTACCGCTCTTTGTGTTTTTAACAGATTGATATTTTGTTCTATCTTGAAACTGCTTTAAAGGACCCTTCATGTCTTTTGAAAATACTTCTGTGATCTGTGGCTTTACAGACTTACCGGCAGGCCCCATCACAAATTGTGAAGTTTCTACGTTTTCAAAAACAGGCTCGGTTAACCTTTCTCCGCGAACGATATCATTTTTAACAGCCATAACTTTTTCCGCTGCTGGAGTGTCGCCACGCCTTTTGTACCACTTAGTTAAAGCATCCATGCGCCTTAAAGCAGGGGAAACGGAAATTTTAGCGGTGGAATTTTCAGCAAGTCGATCAACCTCATCCATGTATGCATCGATGTTAGACTGGGCTGCGCGACGCGTGCCTTCTGCGCTTCCTCGAAGAACCCCCTCATCGAGCGCCGTCTTTGCAATCTTTTCGCTTCGCTTGGCAAATCTGCCAGTTGGGTGCAGGATGTTTTGAGCTATCCTGGTTCCGGCCTGCTCCATTCCTGGAGCCAACCGCCTAGCTGCACCAGCAACACCTTTTCCGGCGCCATAACCTGCGAGCATTTCCGTTCCAAGTCCGATTAGTTGACCAGTGCTAGAAACCGGTCTCGGAGCAACTGGAAATCCGACTGCGGTTTCTGGGGTAGCCAACGGTGTTTGAAGTATTGATTTATAAGCCGCTGCCGGACCGCCTCTTGCAAACTCTTTAAAGTGTCTTCCTGGATTTTTAGCTGCCTCAAATCCGCGCTCAAGGCTTTCACCTGGATATCCAGAAATAATCTTTGAAATAGGCTCCCGGCCAATGTCTGTTAAGCCTTGAGTAACCCCATGTGCTGCAGAAGCGACAATTCCAGGAACATCTTCTTTAACCGGCCAGTATGGGGTTTTGGGTTCGGCGGCAGTCTTACCGTCGCCAGCTTTTGGCCTTGTTGCCTGAAACAAATCATCTAAAGACGGTTTTCCCTCAACTGGTGCCTTTGGTCTTGTTGCTAAGAATAGATCGTCTAAACTCGGTCGTTCGGCTGCCATTAAGTTAGTCCTTTTGAGGTCGATAATGTGGTCATGGATAATAGAGAAAATCTTACAAACTTATTCGACGAAGTTTTTAACGACGTGTACTCGAAATTCAAACTTGAGCCAATTTTAAAAAAACAGTTTGAAGACATCGGCGTCGCTAACTCCTATCTTGGAAAATCATATGACGAAGAAAAGAAATTCCTCATTGCGCTTATTGAGGCAACTGCCATTAGAGAGAGAAGCGTCTTCCGCGAATTGCTTATTCGCCTGAAGCTGCGCGGCTTTTTTGATTAACGCTTTCCACTCTTCGGACTCTCGAAGCTCAATATTCATTAATACGTCATCTGCGAAACTCACTCAATCACCGCTTTCCTAACATTCCTATCGTTTTAAAGATTGTCCCCACAAACTGAAATTTCCGTTGTAGCATGTTCGCCATCTCAAATTTTGGAGGAAACATGAAAACGTTTCTGATTTTAATTACGCTATTTTGCATAACAAGCAATAGCTTCGCACAATCTGATTTTGCCGAGGCTACTGGCGAAATGGCTGATCGTGCGATGCGTTTGAGACAGATAGAACTTCAAGAGCAGCAAATGATGAACAACGCCAGACTTGCCCAGATGCAACAAATAGCGCAAATCAATGAGCAAGAGGCACAAGCGCAAATAGATGCTCAACAAAGAGCTAACACAATGGCGTTTCTTGATGCTCATCCAGATATTGTTTTCCGCTCTCCAGAATATAATCAAATCGCAGATCTTGTTGAGCTCGGATATGATCCTGAAGACGCTTACAAAATCGTCGTTAATAGAAGATCCCAAAAAAAGCCTTCTCTGGACGAAATATGGGAACAAACACATCCAACTATTTCTTAGATTCAAGGTATTGCATAATGGTAGCATCATCTGCCCCATGCGCCTTAGCTGCTGAATAAAAAGCCTCTTCACCAATAGCCCATTCGGGAACATTAGCGCTTTGACGTTGCTCCTGTTTGTACCCTTCACGGCCTCGCGTTCGAACATTTCTCCTGTAAGCGTCATAAAAACTTTCTAACTCTTCTAGCGCCGGGTATAAAGCTTCTGGGTTGCTAGTAAAGCCTCCCAAGTAATCATTGGCTAGACGCTCGTATTCTTCAGGCCGCGTCGTTACGCCTGATTGCACAAGTAGCTTTGCCGCGATAGCTCCACCAAGCCACCGCCTTAAATTTTGAGCTTCAGCGCTAAGTGGCAGCTTTTTTCCCATAAAGCCTTTTTGCTCAAACGCAAGATCGCGTCTAAAAGATTTTGACGTTCCGTCAGGAAAAAGAGTCTGTCTCGCTTTTGGAATATTAATAAGCGCCTCTTCAGCAAGCGTGTCTTTTCCAGATTCACTGGTCGGAACACCTTTAGCCTCCTGCTTGATCCGTTCAATCTCGGCCAAGCTCTTTGTATCTACATATTCCTTCGGCATTCCATAGGCGTCATATTTCGTAGTTAGAGAATTATCCGGCGGCTTCCCGGACTGATTTTTCATTCGGTTCACTTTTGCTTCAGCCAGATCTGCTTGAGCTAATGAGCGCCTAGTATCAGCCTGGCTTTTTTGATAAGTTTGGCTGAGGGATGGATCGTAATCAACCGAAAGAGTTCTTTGGGTTTCGCCGGGTAAAAGTCCGAACAATCTTCTAGGACCGTGCGTTTCTTGAGGGGTTATTGTTACACCTTTTGTTTTCAGCTCTGCTTCTTTAAGTGTTCGGTCATAAAGATTCTGATCTTCCTGATTTCTTAATTGCCGAAGTTGAAATGCCCTATTAGCTAAATCTCCGGTTACATCCGCAAATGATCTTCCCATTATCTCACCTAGTAAAGTTTTTACTTGCGTTCATAAACGCAATGAAAGTTGGGTCTTTTTTCATGTTAGTACTATCGCTAAAGCTTTTTCCGGGAACGCTGATTCTTGGGTCGTAGGTGGGCGCTTGAGGCGTTTGATTTATCTTTGGGCTCTTTAGCGCTTGTTGTGTAAAGTAAGCATTTCCACCACCGGCTAATGCCGACGCCATTGGATCTTCATAAGCATCCGCCTCCTGCATCTGAAGACCGCGTCTTGAGAGTTCGTTTCCGCTCTCTGTCCTAAAAACATCCAGATCGAAGTTCGCTGCCTCGTTCTCCTGCCCGAAATTAAACGTATTAAGATCCTGCAGTCGCGCGGTGTTCGTGTCCCGTTCTTCATTCCGACGGGCTAAATCCTCAATATCAATTCTGTTGGTGTATAAGTTCTTTTCCCGACCGGCTTCTCTGAGTGCACGACCGATCACTTCGTCATAAGCCGCTGCGTTTCTGGAAAGCCCCATACCGGACAGACGGTTGTTTAAATCAGCCTTCGTATCTTCAAGATCCCGGTCTTGCTCGATCTCGAAGTTCTTCAACAAAGCATCACGCCGGGCCGGGTCATAACCAACACCCTGACCCTGGGCGCGTTCCATCGTGATCTTGGTAATCAGGTCTTCGACAGGCCTTAAATGCTGAGTATGAGGAGGACGATACCCGGAGTATTTGGGCATCGCATCCGACACGCCCTTCATTTTTTTGTTCTTGGCTTTAGCGCCCATGTATCCGCCGAGCGCGCCGCCAGCAGCTAATAATGCAAGTCCGAGCATTTAAAATCCTCCTTTAAGGCTCTAACGCAGCAACTCTATCTTCTAGAGCCTGCAGATATTCAAGTAGTAATGAAATTAAGATTTGTAGTTCTTCTAAACTCTGGTTCTTTGGGTCCCGGTTAATCCAGGGTTCAAGGTCGTTGATATCAACCGTCATTTAATCAGCCCAATCGCTTTCGCTTCTTCAAACTCAGCAGCCGTCAGCTTTAAAAGCTCGCGTTTTCTCTGTTCAACCTGCGCTTTTTTGGCCTCGTCTTTTTCTTTCTCCGAATTATCAATCTTTATTTTCTTCCCGAAAGGAACGTGATTAATCGTCCAATACTTCCGGTCAGTCCGGTCACTCGGAAGATCGCTTGGTTTAATTCGGTGGATCGGACGGCCCCAATACCCAAGCTGTTTCACAACGTCTTCCAGCGTGTCTTTTGAGCCTTCCAAGTAATTAATCACTGAAACCCCACCATCTTCGCGCTGGACGGCGTAAAGTTCCGCAAATGCGTCATGAGAAATAAAAAGAGAGATTAAAAGGATAAGAATAATCATCGTCTGAAATCTCCAAATGCAACGGCGGTTACGACCGCGCTGTCTCTTGCGGTGCCGCCTTCGTCTTCTGTTGTTATTGATGAAGAGCCTGTTGCCTGCGCATAACACGTTGGAATATTCGGGCTTCCGGCGCTTGCAGAACCCCCGTTCGCAACGCAGGCGTAATTCGCGGTATTAAAATCAGCGTCCCAGGTAACCGTATAATCCCCGGTTCCGTTGTCAGTAAGGGATGAAACGTTGTAAGACTGCCTAATGGCAATGGTTCCGGTGCCGTCAAAATTCACCCATCCGCCAATAATCTCTCTTTCCGTAAGAGCGTGTGCGGTCATCGTGTCTTGTGACGTGAAAAGGTTTGATGCGTCGGAGTTGATTGAACCGATAAGTCTGTAATTCGTAACCCCCGTCGGCGCAGACGAGCTTTCTGAGAATGTCACCGAGAAAGTCTTCACAGACTCCTGGTCTGCCACGCCGTAGACGTAGTATCTCTTAGGCCCACCTGTCACCGATCCTGTGTCAAGTCCAGATCCGCCGGTTAACGGCGCATCCGTAGAAGTCGTGACCGTGACATCTTGGCTTAAAATTCTATATTTCCCGTTGATGTAAAGAGCGCCGGGTGTAACCTTAAAAGACGTGTGCGCGTTCCACGAAACATACGCACCCTGAGCAAACCCCTGCGGCGTTCTTCCTGTCGGAGAGAACCGTCTGACCGGCTGCCCGTTCGTTAAGATGTCCTCAAGCGTAGCCTCGCTCGCAGCATCATTGATGGACTGGAACGGCCCCGTCGCACAGCTTGTCGATCTTAAATCTTGGATAGATACGATCTGCGTTGCATCCGTCGAGGCTCGGAACAGCTTCACGGAGTTGGCCGGTTGGGAAGGTTCTGACCCGTCAATCGTCTGTGTCTGGGAAGTGAACGATCCGCTTGTTAAAAGATAGTAATACGTCCATTTATTAGCCTCTAACGTCGCAGACGTGGAGGATGTCTTTTCGACTCTGTACCCGTCGGGGTACGCAACCCCGGCCGGGATGGTAAGCACAAGACTTGAACTGGTTGATGGTAATAGTCCTGAATAAACAAGATCACCGCAGCTTGCGCCTTCGGCGGTCCTAACCCTCGGATTGGCATCATCGGCCATGTTTTCTTCACCGATGGTGTCCGCCTTGATCTGACCGGAGGACTGTGCGCTTCCGGCGTACACGCCGCGAATGTTGTTTACGCTATTCGCAAGCGTCGTGCGGTCCCGGTTCAACTGCCCGACAAGATCCGTCTGTCCGGCAACATAATTCGACTCAAGACTTGCGACATCGGCGAACGCCGGAGAGGTTATTAAGAATAAGAACAGGCTATATCGAAACAATTTTTGCATGTTTTTTCCTTCGGTCAGGTTCGACATCGTATCGGATAGATCGAAAAGACATTTTTTGATTAACGTTATAATTGCTGAGCCTAAACTGCACCGAGTCAGAAACAAGATCCACGAGGTGCATCTGATCCGTCGAAGACTCGAAGTCCGCCGGGTCACTATCAAGATCAATCGCTTCTAAAGGATAGTTCTCGCCTTCCATGTACTGCTGGTAAGTCAGAAACGCTTCATTTTCGTAACCTTTCAAGACTTCAATATCAAACGACCACGATCCTTCGTTCGGAGTATCCACATACAGGTTCGAGTATTTCTTGAACCAGGACACGTCCAGCTTTGAGCCTTTGTATTCCTCTTCGGTTCTAAGGCCTGTCATTAAAACGGTGGGGATTAAACTTCCGTCATCTTGCATCTCGGTTGAATACTGCGTCCTGTAATCCGCGACTTTAAAAACCCTTGCTCCGTCCGTGTGTTTCCTGGCGAATAAATGCTCACCTTTGAATTTCGTGGAACTCAGAGCCACTGACGCGCTAAATCCGTATGTGTGCGGCCCGTAGATACATGGCGAACCGGTGTCTTTGTTGACATTGATCGTGTCGAAATGAAGCGTGTAGTCGTTTTCCATCGACGCATCGATCGCAACCGAAAGCTTGTACAGATTGTCAACGTGCTCGGCGCAGGCGTCTTTTACTTTGGCAGGGTTAATTCGTCTTAGGAATGGTTCAACATCGTAGGAAATAAGTCTTACTTTTGAACCGTCAAACGCATAAACCCCGATCTCGTTTTCCGGGGAATAACCGAGGAACCAAAGTTCATCACCGACCTTTTTGACCGTCTGAGGAGCAACGCACCCACCCTGGAAACTCATCTGCTCCGGCCGCCAGTTTGACGGAGAACCGATGATGTAATAAACCCAGATTGAGTTAGTTCTGAGGATCACCAAGCGCCCGTTCATGATCATCAACTTTTCAGGAACGTCACCGCGAGCCGGAGGCTGTGTGTCTACGTTGATCGCCGCCCAACGGATCGGAACACCGCCCATGTCTGCCAGGTCATCTGTCCAAACCAGTTCGTTATTCGCCGTGATCCCGAAGGCTCGGTTGGTTTCTTTGGCGATAATGATGTCTTTTAGGAGAATTGACTCTCCGGAGGTATTTGTAATCAGTCGTTTCACCACCGATATCCCGTCATATTCAAAAAACCCGTCTTTCGGGTTCGCAAAGTACGTCTTATCCCGTAAATTCGCGGCCTGTTTAATGACGCCAGGCGTCAACCCGGTCAAAAGCTCCGTAAATTCATTCGCACCAAAATTCTTTTTCATGATCTTGTCATCCACGCACACTAAGACATCTTGTTTGTCTTCGTTGTCGTTGTAATTGACAAAAATCCCGGTCGGAGCGTTCGTCCCGATCGTGTCCCCGTGATACCGGACTGATCCTTTGATCTGTTCAAAGACTTCCTGGTGCGTCATATCCACGTTCTGCATTAAAAAGAACTGGTTCTCGGGTGTGTCGTATGCCTTAAGTCTTAAATTAACGCCGCCTTTCGGTCTGATCTCTGGCATTAGTTCCCACCGCCCATCAAAACCACTCTCCGGCGCACCGCATCACAATCCGTATACGCTGAGGACGGGCCGCCTGACGGTGGCACGATCGCAACACCTTTAACAATTCTGTATTCGTCTAACCAGCCATGCATCGGAAGCGCACCGGTGTCGCCACGACCTCCAATGCCGATAGCTCCGGTTTTGTTTGAGACAGCCGAAGCGTCTGTGGCTGTTGATCCGATCTGGGCACCGTCAACGTACATCTTGAAATCGTTCCCGGTTCTTAAAAGCGTAACGTGATACCAAACATCAATCGAAGGACTCCATGCATTTGAAACGGCAATTACGTTTGACCCGGCATCCTGAACTGTAAAATCAAGAGTTCCGGCTGCATTCCAAAAGAAAACGATTTCGTTCGTCGCATCCTGTCTTTGGTACAGAAACGACCGGCTGGCAGACACGTCCGCGAAATACACCCAAAAATCGATCGTGAAGGCTCCGGTGTCGAAGTGAATGTCATCCGTGTCCGCAAACGATAACCAGTCCCCTGTACCGTCAAACTTTCCTGATGCGCCACCGAACTGACTCTTAGCGGTGTCTATCTGGGCATGCCCGTTCGCTGTGATCGACTTCGCGCCATTGTCCGAGTCTGTAAACGTCGTAGATTCATCCGTGCCGTCCATGTGCAGCATCAAGGACGTGTCGTCAACGTCATAACAAGACGTGGTGCTCGCAGCAAAACACAGCGCTGGCGAGATAAGGATCAGAGTTAAAAGACTAAGTGTTTTATTCAGCATCGATTGTGTAGTTGATTTTTACCTGTACGCCCGTAACCGTCCCCGTGACTGCCCCACCGTCGATTGCAATGTAATCTCCTGCATCGATCGTGGGATTTGTAAGGCTTCCGTCATCGGCTGCGCCGGTGTTACCGCAGGTAATTGTGGTGTCAACGGTTGAACAGTTATCTCCGTTCCCGTCGCACTCCTGGACATCAATCACCGCAGACTCACCCGTTCCTGCCGGATCAACGATACAGGTAATACTTGTGATCGTGATCGGGTCAGCGACTTTATCCACATAAATCAAATCTGTGGCTGCCGGGCTTTCGTAGTAAATGGGATAGCTTTTCTTGTAGGTCACGACTCGTTTACTTGCACCGTAATACGCGAACTGGTCGTCTGATGTATCCACCGCAACTTCACCAGCTGCGTCAACGGTTGGCCCTGTTCCGCTTGGGATGGCTAATGACGATGTAGTAATTGTGCTACCAGTGATCGTTGCGTTTCCGCTCACCCGGAGCGTGCTGTGAATGTGCGTTGTTACCGCAGACACCGCATCCGCTGAGGCGTTTACAAACACCGCGTTTGCGCTCGAGCGAAGAACTCCGCCCGATTTAACGTGCACCGCATCAAACGATGCTTTTGACATCACGACGTTTCCGCTCGCGGTTAAGGTTGTGCTGACACTCACTGTGTTGGCAGATACAACGATCCCGTCTGGTAGAACGAACGTGTTGTCTGACGAAACGCCAAGTCTTACTCTCTGGCCGGAGGTTGTTAGCCAAGCCAAATACTGGTCGTTCCCAATATTCACGACATCTTTTGAGCTCACAACGTTCCGGGTGCTTAACACACCGCCGGAGTTAAACGACGCGTAATTAACTGTTCCGCCAAGGATCGTGACGCCGTAAAGGTTCGTCAACGTGTCCGACTGAAGAACCTGCGTTGCTTCGAGCGAGGTTCTGACGATCGTTTCATTGGAAGAAACAACACCAGATCCGGTTTCTGTTTCCCACGCAAACGCGTTTGAGCTTAAAAGCAAAAGAATGGCTAGAATTTTCTTCATGAATAGTCCTCTTGTAATAAAGCCTCGACGCAAGCGAGCATGTAACAGGCAAGCCCGGCGAACCGCCCTAGATGAAATGGAAAATGGAATAAGGAAACGACCACTAACGGGATAAGAATAGAAATCGCCATCCGGTGTCGATGAAACGTCAGATCAATCCGCGACCAGATGTTTTTAAAATAACAGTAAAGAAGAACAAGCCCGATAATCCCGGCCTCAAAGATCCACTGGATGAATTCGTTATGAGCCCAGGTCCAGGTCTGCGGCTGGCCGTTCTCCTGAAGTGTGGTAAATCCTGTGACCGCCCATGACCCGAGCCCCATCCCGAACCAGGGTTTTGACCCTGCGATATAGTTGATCCCTGCAAACCAGATATTGAAGCGTTTCGGGAACTGCCCGGACGGCATATCGATTTTCAGGATGTAAAACACCCCGGCTGCGACCGCTGCGATGAACACAGCCCAGAATATTTTTTTGTTCTTGTGCCACAACAGAAACAGAAGCGAAGCGATCAAGGCCACCACCGCCGTTGACGACTTCCCGAACCACAACAAAGGAATGCAGATGATTGCGTTGAACGGATTGGCTGCGAAGATGAACGGGAACGCCATCGCCGCCAGACAACCGAGGTTTGCTTTCAGGCCCATAAACCCAACCTGATCCGGCTCCGGCATGTTCTGGGGCATGGAACTTTTGAAAATAGGATCAATGTTGTGGATCTGCAGAGCTAACCAGATCACGTTCAGGGCGCAAAATAATGCGAGTAAATTCCCGATCGCTTTAAAATCTAAATCAACTCTCTCGGCCAGTTCTTTGATCAGCGCAACGCCGAGGAAAAAGTTAAGAAGTTTTAGTCTTGAGTTCGGAGTGAAATGAAACAGAACTGTATTTAAAATGACGTAGGCTAAAATCAAGGCAAGGTAGAAGTTCGTGAACGGGCGCGTTCTCGGAACGAACAAACACACCGCCAAAAACCCCATAACCCCGTACTGGAAGAACATCTCCTGCGGTGCGTAGAAATGCAGACCAGGAATATAGAACGTTGTGCATCCGATCAGAAAGAATTTGAGGTAAGTATCGAAGGAGATCCTTTGGATGGCGCTCAAAGTACGTCCTCGATTTTGTCATAGTAATACTGAGCGCCGTGTTCCGAGCTGTCACCGTCCGGAACCGTGTCCGTTAACGACGTATCTTCAGAGTCCTGCTCAAACTCATCCTGCGCGTCTGCGATGTCATCAATAAGCCCCTGCGGCACGTCTTTCCCTGCCCACTCCAGAAGTCTTTTTTCAAGTTTGTAAGAGGCTAACCGGTGCCATTTCGTCGGGAGTAAAATTCGGTCTGAGTCGAGCCACAGGAACGGATGTTTCATGAAAAACCGGTATTTAAGGGTCTCGGCTCCGTCCGGTTTCGGCCATAAAAGCACCGTCTGTCTTTCGATCTCTGTATCACCAGGTGCCAGGGTTCCGAGTGTCCGTGATCCGTCCTCTGTCTGGATCGTGATCTTTCCGCCGGTCTTGTCGGATTTTCCGATCGAGACAAGCGTGTTCACGGTCTTTAGCGTCACGACCTGGTTGCTGCCGTTTAATTCAACGTTCTCCGAGTCAATCTCACCGCCAATAAAGCCTTGAATATTGACCTGTATGCCAACATCACCAATTTCGTAGTCAACGTTGTCCCCTGACGCACCACGATATTTTTCCATTAGTTGAATGCGGCGCGGGCTTATGTATTTCCCGATCTTGTAAGTAAGCGAGTCGCCGGAGCGTTTAAGTCTCAACCCGACATCGTTAAGGTTAAAGATGTTGAAATTTGAGGTCACGATATCCGACCCGGCTTTAACGTTAATATTTGAGGTCGTCTTGGATGCGAGGGAGGAAAACACCTTGATCTTGGAAGCGGAGGTCAGCTGCGCGTCATATCCAACCATCTCGCCGAACGTGTAAATAAGCGGTTTTCCGGAGGTGGACTGCTGCAGCCGGATCTTTCGAAAAAACTCCTGCGGATTTTTATAAGTTAAATAATCAGGACGTGAAGATGGGCCTTGCAATGAATGCGGAACGAAATTATCAAAATGTTTGTTTAAGACGTACTCATCTGCCCCCGAGATCGTGTTGATCTGACCTCTTGACTGTCTGAAATCAGATTTAACCCGGTACCAGAGATCTTCAATGACGAAATTTCCTTCGCGCTTGGCAATATCTAAATGCCCAGCGTCGTCCGGAAGCTCGGCTTTGTTTAATGCATGTCTGACATATAACCCGAATAGCATTTAAACCTCGTAAGAAAGCCGGGGGCTGTGAACCCCCGGCAATCCGTTAGACAATCGTGATATAAGCAAGCGATGTGTCTTCACCGTTACCAGAAGCAGCGGTGGTTTCGAGAGCGAAACCAAGCTGATTGATGGTGTTGGAAGTCACAAGCGAAGCATCACCTGACGTGCTGACGAACAGAGCATTACCAGAAGTAACTGTCTCTGTGGTCTTAATGCCGACATAGCCTTTGCCGCGAACAATCGCCATTCCTGTATTTCCGGAGGCAATCGTTGTTTGAGCAACACCAGCGACACGCACACCATCTGCCGAAGCGGAAGAAACGCGAACCTGGAACGCGCCGTAATCTGCATCATGAGCGGTGTTGTTCACATCAAACACAAGCACCGTTCCCTGAGACACAAGCGTTGTTTCGTTCGAGGCTACGCGAACTGTCACCCAGCAATCATCCGACGAACCTTCCACGTTTCTGCCTTCCGCGCACTGAAGAGCAAATGCGTTAGAAGCAGAAACAAGGAGGATCGCAAACAAGAAAACTAAATGTTTAAGTTTCATAGATCCTCCTTCCTTAGAAGCCAGCGCCGGTATAAACCGACTGGAATTTGGGGCCAGACAAGCAGAACTGACCCATGATTAGAGTTTTTGCCACTTCCTGGAACACGTCATAAGCTTCAATAAAATCCCCGATTTTAAAGTTCGCATCTTTCAGAGCTTTAAATTTGAGGAATTTGGTATTAAGAGCGTATAAATGACCAGAGGCAACGTTATCGCCCCACGCGACACGGCAATCTGCCATGTACATCAGGTGCGGATAACCAACCTTGGCATCTTTTCCACCCGAGTCCGCAAAACGCTCGTTCGCTTGCAGCGAAATCTGGAAAGCATCCCAGATCGTGCGAGTCGTGAGCATCAGGTTCGGACGGTTCATGCCGAAGGATGCGCCGTTATAGACATCCTGAACAACCTGACGACCGGCGTTGTTGGTATTCCATGCCGTCGCTGAAGCAATCGAAGTCGTGACAACACGGCTGCGTGCTTTTGTGTAGGTTGTTTTGGAAACGCCTGTTCCCGGAATATCCTGCGTTGCGGTATCAGGAACTAAGTCCCGAAGCCCTAACCATCCAAACTGGCTGCCTTGATCGCTTGCGCTGGCAGCGCCGTTTAATTGGTTAGATCCGCAAAGATAGATGTCCAGTGCGTTGTGAATAGATTCTTTTGTTTGCTCAACCTTTGACTTCAAGAGACTAACTGCTTTCGCTTCACCAGCGTTTAAAGCCAGGTCAGTCGTGTAAAGATGCGTTGTGCCGTAAAAAATCGCCGGGCTATAAAGAAACGCATCAATACCTTCTTGTTCGTCAACGTTAAGAACTGCACCACGTCGTGTACCGCCAACCGCTGCAGAGTCACCAATAATTGCAGGTTCATTAAATTCACGGCCGCCATCCTCAACTTCAAGCATTCCGCCTTTGTCTTTGATCTCAGACAAAAGGGCGTTGTTTTGGACGATGCTGGATTTAATGTTCCCGGCAATCTTCTCTTTGGTTACGGCCCACAACGCGCGTAATGAGTTATCTGTGGGTTTTCCCATTTCGATTTACCTTTTAGGAACGAATTTCTTCGAGTCCTTGTGAGAAAATTTCGTCTAGGTTGGACGCTTCAGGCTTGGCACTGGCTGGAACACGGGAAGCCGGTTTTGCAGGAGTGCGTTTAGTCGCGTCCTTCGACTCGGTAAAAACCTTTTTGATCGCTTCTTTTTCCGTACGCCCAAGCTTCGCTAAAGCCAAACGGTACATCTCATCAAGCGAGATTCGCTTTCCGTCGTCGTCTTTCAATCCTGAAAAACGCGCCATTGTGGAAAGCTCTTCTTGTGTAAGCTTGATTCCAGACTTCTGTTTTTCAGAAATCCAGGACTCGACTTCCCGAACCGCTTCTTTGCGCTCGAACTCTTGCTTCTCAGCAAGAAGCTGCTGTTCTTTGCGCTCTTGTTCCTGGCGGTACTGGTCAAACTCACGTCTGACGCTGATCACCTGGGAGTCTCGGGAGTAATCGACGGGTTGTCCGTTCTGCCCTGCGAGGGGTCCTACGGGGTTCTTACCTTGTGCGATTAAGGATACGTCTTTAGCGAAGGCTGAAATCTGTGTTGCGAGTTGATCGGAACCGTGCTGGTAGACATGCCAGAAATTATGAAAAAACGACATATCTTCCGGGCCCGGCTTTACCGCTCCCCACGCTTGGGATTCCTTGGCCTCTTTTTCCTCAAATTGTTTCTGTAATTCCGCAGCTTTCTTGCGTTCCTCTGCTGCCTGCATCGTCTTCCGGGTATAGTCCGACTGGCGCAGAAATCCTTCTTTAAGAAGTGGGTTCCTATCCAGGAACGCCTGAAATTCTTTCTCGTTCTTAAAGGCGACTTTGCGCGCTTCGTCTAACGTGATCTCGCCAAAGGGTGTCTCGACGGCAGGTTGTTCTGCCTCGTCAACTTGTCCTTCAGGTTGAACTTCTTCCGGTTGGCTAGTTTCTTCAGGACTACCAGCCTTATCCTTGAGAGCTTCACCAAAAATATCCGAGATGCTTTCCGGGGCTGCGCTTGCCTCGGGAACGCTTGTCTCCGCAATATCTGGTGCTGCTTGCTCGATGTCTTCCATGAATTTGCTCCGTTGTTGGCGGATTCCATTCGGATTGTCCGCGTGTTTAAAAACAAAAAACCCAAGCCGAGATTTTTAGTCTCAACTTGGGTTCAGGCCCACGCTTGTGGGGTAAAACCGCTACTACCTAATTTTTAATAACTAGATCTTGTCTTTTAACCTCGAGATAAAACCGGGAAATAATCGCTCCATATTTTTCAGGTACGCGACTAAATGCCCGATTAGGTTATCCACTTCACGCATCAACTTTTTTCTTTTTTTTCGGTTCTGGTTCGTCTTTGGGTTCGTTTTGTTTGTTCAAAAGATGCAAACACACAACGCGCAACGCGATCAGATCCCGGTCATACGGGTTCCGGGGATTATTTAACTGTTTTAGTGCTTCTTCGAGTTCCATCACATTTCTCCGTTCTTTATTTTCTGGGCCCTGACTCTTCGCATTCCCTCTTCGAGGATGGGCGTTATGTCACTCTTCGGGCGGCTGAAAACTTGGTTGATCTTTGCATCCCCGATGGGCATAAGCCCACGTGCTTTCGCTTTCTTCTCAGCATCTCTTGTCCCGTACGTGATCATTCCGAGTCCTAGATTAAACTTTGGGCTTACATCCGGGACATAATGGGTCTCGTTCACAGGCCCGTTGCATAATTCGCAGGCGTGAGTTTCTTTTCCGCCCGTGATCGTGACTTTGTTATGTTTGCAAATCTCGAAATAAATCACGCCTGAGCCCCGGCCATGAGCCCGGCATTTGCAGTCATGTCTGATTTCGCCTGACTGGGTTTCTGCTGGCCCTGCACCTGTTGCATAAGCGCCTCTAAATCGCGCATCATCATCGCTAACGGCCCGTCTGGTCCGCCGATGCCAGGCACCATCATTTCCATTTTTGCGATCTTTTCATGATCAGCGAATATTTCCATGATGCGTTTAAGTGCACCTTGATAATCCTCACCAAGCTCTTCAACGCTCATCGGAGCGCCGCTCAATGTCAGGTCTAAGACCTGCTGATCCACGTTTCTAACAGGCACATCAATCAAGAACCCTTCAGGGTCACGAACTTCGAGGTTGTTTACATACTCCATAACAACGCGCTCGCCGTTTAATTTTTTCTTGCCGCCAAGTAACGGCTCCATAGCCTTAATATCCATGATCGCTTCTTTGATCGTGCGGCGTTTAAGTTCCCGGTTCGGCATCACGAACGTTTCAATGTTGATATCGACGTTGAATTTCGCCTGAAGGTCTTGAGGGAATACTTCTCTGGCCTCTTCCTCGCCGGTTGTCTTAGATTTCACCGTGATATTCCTGGGGTCTTTCATGTTCTTCTGCGTCAGTTTCGCCCAGTCGTAAAAGAACCCGACCAGAAAGTCTTTGAACTTATCGACTTTATAAGCGCCCTGGGAGTTATCCTGCTGCGCGATCTGTTCTGACTCAGTTGCTGTCTTTTTCTTCTCTTGAACGGCCACTTGCGCAAAAGCCGGTTTACGGGACAGTTCGTCAAATACGCGCTTGCACAGGTCAAACATCACATTGTGATCCGCGCTGAGTTCCTGATCCTGGATCTGGTGCACCAGTGCGCGAATATCCAAGCCGGGAGGCAGGTTGTTTAGCGAGATTAATTCAAGATCCTCGTCTTTAAGCCATTTCGAGATGTTTTCCTTACCCATCCCGTCTTTGCCGCCCTTGACCAAAGTCCGAGTCCGGGAGCGTTTAAGGTGCTTAAGCATCTTGCTCATCAAATAATCAATCGTGCACAGGATCGCCTCAAGCTTCCATGCCTCGGACGGAGGAATGAACCCGTCGCACGGGTCGTTTAACGCAAGGAGATGGATGGGATAGCCTTTATCATCCGGACCGTTTCCACGATCCCAGTCTTCGTAGGCCAGGACTGTTTTAACTTCCTGATCTTCCGACAAAACAAGGCGTTTTAAAGGGCCGCCGTCATCACCCTTGATCCAGATATAAAAGATTTTCTCGAACAGAAGATCGTCTTTTGCGAGATCCTCTTTTTTCATGTCTTCTTTGTCCACGTCCAGCAGATCAGCGTACTGTTTGCCCTTTAACTGGCTGACCGCGTTCTGGTCAAGCGTCGGATCGCTCTTTAAACACTCAAGAGACACAATATCCACAAACCCAAGATACGGGCTTTCCTGGTAGTTATAGAGCGTCTGGAACGGTGGTCTGATCAGGTTCTCAGGCAGTATCTTGCAAGGTCTAACTTTGTTCGATACCGGGATCTGTTTAAACGCTGTGGGATTGTTCGGATCAATTAACTCATTCGAGTCCTGCGTCCTGTAGTCGTAATCGATATAAAACACCGCCAAAGAAGCCAGCTGTTCATCTACTAAACCGGCACGCATCATCGCTTTTAACGAGCGGTTGTCCTTGATGTCGTCATTGACGATCTGCTGCAGGTTCTCGGTGTTCCGTACTTCTGTAGGGTTCTCGGTGTCTCTTGCAGATAAATCAATTTCCGGGTTCTTGTAATACACAGACCCGTTAAAGTCCTCAACTGCGGAATACAGAAGATTGAAGGTTTCATGCGTGTATTTGTTCTTCGTCTTTTGGTACCCGAACGCCTCGGAGTTGTACCGCTTCTTTGCGACCTTGTATTTCTCCATGATCTGCATACGGTGGTATTTATTGGCTGTCTTCGCGCGGTTTCGCCAGAGCTGGACTTGTTTCTCGTCCAGCATGTCTTTTTTAAGCGGAAGTACCTTTTCCTGGTCGTCGGTAAGTTCAGGCATCGATTTCCTCATAGCGTCTTTCCGCTTGTCTCTTTTCCATCCATTCAAAATGGTCTAATGAGCCCTTCACGATCGGCTGATCTTGTTTACTAAGCGACGGACGGCTCATCACGATATATCTTCCGGCATCGCAAAGATGATCCTTGTCCTTGTACGGGACGGGCTTGGAGACCCCGAGCGTGGTTTCTCTTTCCTCAGCCCAGTGATAGATCATCAGTTCAGCGCGGTAGTTGGTAAGCGTGTTGAAGATCTTTATTTTGTTGTTCTTCAGGTACTCGGCAAAGCGGTTGATCCCGGCCATCACGTCATTCTCGGCTGGCCAGGGCTGTATCCCTGTATCCGAATATTCGTCGTAGAGCGTGTAGAGATTTCCAAGTGCGTTTCTCTGGTTCTTGATCTTTGCGGCCGGGTCAATCAGCCAGAGTTTCGGGTTCCAGTGCTTGATCGCGTCCATCACCTCAGATGCGCGTTTGTTCTGTTCGTAATACTCTTTGATAAAATAAATGCATCCGGCATCATCAATCGCGGCCAGCAGCGCTGCGGTCGTTCCTGACACCGCCACGTCGATACACGCAACCGTTTCCCACCAATCCGGGATCTCCTTCGGTTCGATCACATGCGTATTCTCATCAAACTCCGGCCAGATAAGCCCCGTAAAATCCTCAAAACTGGCTTCATGCTCCTGCCTGAAATTGCGCTCGCTCATCTGCGCTTTTGCTTCTTTGATCTCAGAGCGTGGGATATACGGGTTATCCTCGGTCTTGGCTTGATAGCTGTTGTAACCGTTCTCTTTGCGCTGCCCTTTCATCCAAAGCTGCCAGAAATGGTTCTTCCCCTTCGGTGTACCAATGAATAACGCAGGAGCCTGACGGTCTGTGAGCATGGGCCTGATAATCTCCTGCCAGACGTTCGGTTTCATCGATGCGTATTCGTCCAGCACGACATAATCAAGCCCAACCCCCCTTAAACTGTCCTCGTTATCCGCGCCTTTTAAACAGATCGATGAACCGTTGATTAGCTGCACTTCAAGCTCAACCTCGTTCTTCTTTGCGATCAAATGCTCAGGCGTCATTTTTAGGAGCATCTCCCAGGAGATCATCTTCGCCTGTTTGTACGTCGGCGCCACATACCAGATAAGCGCGTGTTTTGTCTCAAGCGCCTTTGTCAGCATCTTCACGATCGCCAGCACCGTTTTCCCGAACCTGCGCCCGGCGGCTACCACGATAAACCTGGCCGGGTCATTGAAGATCTGGTACTGCAAATCGTGGAGCTTGTAAGTGATTTTCATTCCCTGCCTTCTCGATCTTGATCACGATCTCGCCTTTCATTCCCTCTCCGCCAAGCTTTATTCTTCGGGCGAGCACCTTCCCTGCGAGATCCCGTATCAGGAGGAACTTTCTCTTCTCATCCGTGCCGTTCAAGATCCTTATTGCCCCGTTCACGGTCAGCGTTTCTAGCTCGTGTATTCTTAATTCCGCTGTTTTGCTTTTTCTTCCCATGATTAAAAGTAATTAAGTCCTTTACTTAAAATAATTTGTATTCGCGGTTCAGAAGTAATATCTCGCGTGGTCGAGTTTTCTTAAAAGCAGCGCACCAAACGTAAAAGAGATCCCAATTTGAAGAACCCCGAAACTATAAGGTTGCGGCATGGCCAGTAGATCAAAGGCGTAAAGTAGATTAGCCAGGTAATCAGACAGAAGAGCGCATAAAAGAACCAGGGTATAGATGACAATCTCTTCAAAAATGAACTTTTGCCCGTCACTCCAGCTCCTCATTGTTTCTCAGCTCTTTCTTCCCGGTAACACTCAATGCAGTAATGGATCTTGTTAAGGGTTCGGGTTTCCCCGGCTTTTAGCTTCTTCTCGCATTTACAACAGAACTCAATCACAGCAGGTCTTTTAGCCATTTCCAAACTAGGAAGCCGCCAACGACGATGATTAACCCGAACGCCGCAAGGACCGCGTAAAGTGCATTAAATAAAGCTTCCATATCGGAATGAGCTTTCCGTTCTCGGATAAGTGGGCCAGCCCCAGGGTTTTCTTTAACGCTACCCTTTTTCTCCTGACCCACCATCTGAAAAGTCTGTAAACGATCCCCTGTGCCGGATTAGCCACAAAAAGAAAAAGCCCTAGAAGTCCGGTTAGGACAACTAGGGCTTAGTAAAGACTCTATGGGGGATAGAGTGAAAATTTATATTCCTTCTGTTTTTCTCTATCCCCCGATAGGCAAACAGAATTTAGCTTAATTCCGTGACAAGTTTATAATATTGGCAGAATTTCGCTAGACTAAATCCTTGCTTTTTTTGATGTTTATTTCGCCAAACTCAGGGCCAAAATCCATGGCGCCGTTTCGGTCAGTGATAATTCGGAGGGCTCGCTTGAGGTTCTCGGATTTGTCGGTTGGTGCGAGGATTTCTTTGGAAAGATGGATTAACGTTTCTTGCGCCACATAGGCCACAAGATTGTAGGGGATTTTAAAGACCTCATTGACCTCAACTCTTTTACAAAGTTCATCGACGAAACGAATGCGCTCGTCGCTGTGGTTGTCAAGGCATTGTCTGTCCGGATAATAGAGCTCGTTTGTTTTTAAAAGTTCCTGGTCTTGAATTTGGGCGCATATATCAGAGACTGCGCCGTCTAAACTGTGCCCTGAAGCAATGTGTTCCCTGTAACTTAATAAAACGGCTCTAATCCGATCCTTCAGTCCTACACTCAATTTTCCTCCTCTCTTAATTTCTCGTCCGGCCACACCGGCGTTGATTCAAGTTGTCCCGAGTCACAACTCGGACAGTTCTTAAGCGCGTATTTAGACCTAAATTCAAGTTCATGACCACAGTTGTTGCAGTGGTACTTTCTTGTGACCATCAACGGTTTTCTTCGCCTCTTACCTTGGGTTTCTTCACATCTGCGTCATACACCCTTCTAGTTGTGCCCCACCCGTTATCAAAAACTACACGTTTACCGATGGACCCACGCTCCCTAATGACAATCTCTTTTGCTTCTTCACAGACAGGACTGCTTTCTGCGCTGTGCTCACAAAAACCCAAAACTTTTTCTACCCAACCAATCGAACAAGGGTTCTTAGGCGCGTCCATCGCGAGCGCAATCACTCTGCGTTGGAGATTTTTTGAGCAATCAAGGTTTTCGATACCGTGCGCTGGCGTACAGGTAATCGCAAACAATAAAATAAAAGCAATTGGCCTCATCGCCCCGCGTCCTCAAGGCGGCTCAACTCCATCGATGTTTTTCGGTCCTCATAGTAGTAGCCGCCACAAACGGGACATTGACGCCTGAACTTATTGGCGATATTGGCCAATGCTGGTAATTCGATGTGACAGTTCATTTCTCCTCCAGAGCATCTAGGATCTTGGCGTTGAGGTGTTCGCATGCCCCAAATCCGCAGGAAGCACACCAACCGTAAGCCTTCCACTCATAAAAAACTTGTTTAGGTCTGGGTTTCTGCTTCTTTCTCTTCTTCATCTCGGAAGTCCGCAGGTCATACAGTTTCCGTCCTCGTCAAACTTGTTGTGTTCACACATAACGCTTTCTCCTTTGTCGCCTATAGTTGACGACTACTCTTCTTCATAGTGCCTCCG